GTAGGGCTGAGGCCGGTGATCCCGATATGGCTTACCATGTCATCACGGCTTACGATGCGGTTGATGGCGGGGTGCTTAAGCTTGCTGAGGTTGAGGATGCGAAGCGTCAGTTGCCCGAGCAAGTATTTAATGAGCTTTACTTGTGTAAGCCATCTGATGATGGTGGCAATCCGTTCGGCATAAAACAAATACAGGACTGTATCGCGCCGCTTAGTAGCCGTGATCCGGTGTGCTGGGGCATTGACCTTGCCAAATCTTATGACTGGACAGTCGCTATTGCGCTGGATGAACACGGCTCGGTGTGTCGATTCGAGCGCTGGCAGTCGCCTTGGGAAGATACCATCAGCAAAATTAAATCGCTTGTTACAAAAGGCCGCGCGCTGATTGACTCAACCGGTGTAGGTGATCCGGTGGTTGAGGCATTGCAAAAAGGCGCTGCTGGGCGCTTTGAGGGTTTTAAATTCACTCAGGCAAGCAAGCAACAAATTATGGAAGGCTTGGCCGTTGCGATTCAGAGCCGCAGCATAGCCTATCCAAAAGGACATATAAGCATCGAGCTAGAGTCTTTCGAGTACGAATATACCCGCACAGGTGTGCGATACTCGGCTCCGCAAGGGCTCCATGATGACTGCGTTTGTGCGCTGGCACTCGCACTTAGTATTTATTCACAACCACGAGCAGAGTTCAGAATCAGGAGACTATAACGAATGAAGCTGTGGCCGTTCAAAAAGCAACGCGCGCCTGTTATGCCAGCGCAAAAGAAGTCCATGAGCTATCTCATGCTTGGCGGCAGCGCAACGCGCTTTACGCATGACGCAAGGGCATACGCGGCTGAGGGTTATTGTGCTAACGCTGTAGCCTTTACCTGCATTAATAAAATCGCCTCATCGGTATCGAGTCTTGATATTAAGCTAATGCAGCAAAATGGCGATGAAGTCGAGCAGATCAAAGACCATCCGATTCTTGATTTGCTGTGGACACCAAATCCGCGCATGTCATGGCAAGAATTTGTCGAGTCCATTACCAGCTGGAAGCTAATCGCTGGCAATTCGTACATTGTGCGAAATGGCCTATCGGATGCGTATAAGAAGCGCCAGCCGCCTACGGAACTGAACATACTTCACACGCCTGATGTTAAGGCGGAGAAGGGCGCTGGCAACATTCCGCGTCATTACGAATACAGGCCGAACTCGGAAAGCCATATCATCTATCCGGTTGACCAGCTCACCGGTAAATCGAACGTGCTTCATTTAAGGACATTCAACCCGCAAAGCACATGGGTGGGCATGTCGCCGATGCAGCCATCCGCCTACAGCGTTGATATTTTTAACGAAGGGCAGAATTACAACAAGGCGCTGCTTCAAAACAGCGGAAGGCCATCCGGTGCGCTCAAAGTTGTTGGCGCAGACGGTCAACCGCAGGATTTGACCGATGAGCAATTCCGGCGCTTGAAGGAAGAAATCGATAGCCAATACACCGGCTCAGGCAATGCAGGAAGGCCGCTTATTTTAGAGGGCGGCTTAGACTGGGTAGAAATGTCTATGTCAATGAAAGACATGGATTTCAAAGAAAGCATTTTAGTAAACGCTCGCTGGATTGCCGGTTGCTTTGGTGTTCCGCCGCAGCTTGCTAACATTCCGGGCGAAAGCACATTCGCCAACTGGGAGCAGGCGCAGGAGTCATTCTGGGGCGATACGGTTCTGATGCATGGCAAAAGCATCATCAACGCGCTGAATCGCTGGTTAATACCGCAATTTGGCGATGAATCGCTCTATCTTTGCATTGACGAGGATAGCATCCCCGCGCTTGAGGCAAGGCGCAAACGGCTTTCCGATAGGGTGGGGGAATCAACATTCATGACCACCAACGAGAAACGCGCCGTAATGGGCATGGATGACGTTGATGGCGGCGACTCGGTGCTGATTGATGCGGGTAAGATTCCGCTTGACCTAGTGGACAGCGTGGAGTTGAATGAGGTTGGCACTACTAACGCTTGACGAGTCATCGGGTTAAAGCATGACAAAAGACGAAAAAAAAATATTTATGACAGCCGAAGACTATTTATCGCCAGAAAGATCTTCAGAGCTTGAAAGATTTAATAAATGCGGCGGTAAAATTGTAATAACCAGCTACGATGTTCAAACAAAAAAATCAAAGACTACCATCCAATTTGTTAAGCCATTAGTGATTGATTGAACCATAAAAAAAATAATAATTTCTGATGAAGCAAAAAAGCTAATTGATCGCGGTCACATTTATGTGGTTACAAGCCTAAAAGGTGAAAAAGTGGCTATTTCGCAAAAAGAATTTTTACAGAATTGTTTTGTGTCTGCTGGCGGTGGTGGTGGAGTTAAAGATTTTTTGAACAAACGATGACCGAAAAGGTTGTCAAACTACCCATCAAGCATGAAAACCCGCCGCTGATTGAATTCGGCGCGAGCTATACGATACTTTATGCCAATGAATCGGTAACGCTGATTCGCATTGATTGCAATTTCAACGGCGAGCACACAGCCGCCTACAAGCTGATTAAGCTATAAAAAAAACACATAGGATTATGACATCGAAACAAAGGCTGCTCAGGCTGTGGCTTAACACGCTCACACGCCACGAGCTTGGCTTGCGTAAACGCATGGCAACGGCGCTTAATGCCTACGTTAAAAGCGCGGCGAAATACTACGAATCTATCGGCTCCGTGCCGGTGCATGTAGATAAGAAACACCAAGCGCGGGTTGACGCATTGCTGGTGAATCATTACGGCGAAGTGATCAAGAACTTTGGTGCAATGACGCTGAAGCAAATCACCAGCCGTAAAATGCAGGTGAAGCAATCTCAGGATTTATTCGCCTCGCTGGTTGATGAATGGATACGCAGGGAAGGGCTTAGAAAGGCTCGATTAATTACCGATACCAGCCGCGCAGAGGTGCTCAAGGTTATACAGCGCGGCATGGATGATGGTGAGGGCAACGAGCAGATCGGGCGCAATATCCGCAAGGTTACATCGATAAACGTATTTAGAGCGGCAACGATTGCCCGAACTGAAACGCATCAGGCGGCAACCTACGGAGCGCAGGAAACAGCACTAGCGGCAGAGCGCGATTTAGGCGTTCAGCTCGTTAAGGAATGGCTGCCAACCAATGACGCAAGAACACGTGACGCGCATCGCGCAATGGCCGGTGTGACAGTAGATTTACATGAAGATTTTATAGTGGACGGGGAGCCAATGGACAGGCCGGGTGATAGCAGTGCTTCTCCTGAAAATACAATAGGTTGCCGTTGCGCTTTGATACACAGGGAGAAAAGATAAATGCAAATTGAACTTAAAGAAATGCCCTTTCAAATTAAGCTGGAAGAAGGCGGCAGATTTTCGGGCTATGGCAGTGTGTTTGATGTGGTTGACACGCAAAACGATGTCGTCAAGCGCGGCGCATTTGCGAAGTCCATCTCTAAAGGCGCAGGCAAGGTCAAGATGTTATGGCAGCATCGGTGGGATGAACCAATCGGCGTATTTGAAGCCATGCGCGAAGATGAGCGCGGCCTATACGTTGAGGGTAAGTTACTCATGGATGTACAGCGTGGGCGCGAGGCTTATGCCCTGCTTAAATCCGGCGCAATGGACGGCCTTTCTATCGGCTACAGCCCTAGCAAGTTCAAATACAACAACAATGGCGTGCGCGAACTGGAAGAAGTCGAGCTATGGGAAGTGTCCGTGGTGACATTCCCCGCCAATCAGGCCGCGACGGTTACGGGTGTAAAGAACCAGATGACCGAGCGCGACTTTGAAAGATTCCTTCGGGATGAAGGAAAGTTTAGCCGCGAGGAAGCAAAAATCATTGTCTCCGGCGGCTACAAGGCTCTCACAAAACAGCGGGATGTTGTTAGTGATGAGCTTATCTTAACCCTTGATAAATCAATCAACATCTTGAAAGGATGAACCAATGTCTACAACTGAAATCGCCGATAAGGTGAATGCGCTTGGTACTGCATGGGAGCAGTTCAAAAGCGTCAATGATACTCGTCTTAAGGAACTTGAAAAGAAAGGCTCTGCTGACGTTCTTCTAACCGAACAACTTAACAAGCTGAACACCGCTCTTGACGAGCAGAAATCTCGTCTTGAAATGATCGAGGCTGCCGCAAGCCGTCCGGCTGGCGCTGAAGATAAGAAAGGCGATAAGCCTGAGCAGGTAGAGTACAAGAAGGCCTTTAGCAACTACCTTCGTAAAGGTGTTGAGGGCAATCTTGGCGCGCTGCAATCTAAAGCCCTGAGCGTGAACAACGATCCTGATGGCGGTTATCTCGTAACCCCGCAGATGTCGGCAAACATGATTAACATCATCTTCGAAAGCTCGCCGATTCGTCAGCTTGCCGCCGTTGAAACCATTTCCAGCGATGCTCTCGAAATCCTCGAGGACGTACAGGAAATGTCTTTCGGCTGGGTTGGTGAAGTAGCTGCTCGTCCTGAGACAAACACCGCGCAGCTTGGCAAGAAAGTAATTCCTGCCCATGAAATGCATGCAC